TTAAGAAGCGTACTGAGAAAGGAGTAAGTTGGGATGAATTAGTTAAAACAATTCAAGATGTAGCAGGACCTGATTGGAAAGTTGATCCGATCGCACCAATTCCAAGACCAAACACAAGACATACATTCATAGCTGAGAGGACTAGTAACTAATGGCAACTACAAGAAATAGACAAGAGATTGAAAAGGCTGAGCATAGAGAATCTATAGATGCTAAAGCTGTTTCTCCTATTACTGATTACGATAACGAAGTAGCACTTGGTAACATTGCTGGAGCTAAAAGAGTTTTAGTATCTGGTTCTAATCTTAATTTAGGTAGTACAGAAGAGTTAATTTCTGAAGTAAGTGGTATGTATCAATTTTTAACTACAGCGACTCAATTAAATTTAGTTAGTACTGATGTTAATGATATTGCAGGTGGAACTGGAGCACAAAGTGTCTTATTAGAATATTTAGATGCTAATGAAGATGAACAGACAGAGGTTATAGCTTTAAATGGTACTATTCCAGTCCAAACTGTTGCTAATGTTTTCAGAATAAATAGTATGGCAGTTTTTGCAGTTGGTTCAAGTAACGAGCATCTAGGTTCAATTACTATTTATGATGGTGCTAATATACTAGGATTAATTAAACCAAACCAATTTAGATTAAGACAGGCTATATATTCAGTACCTAGAAACAAAGTAGCTTTATTTAGAAAAGTTATTATTGCAGCAGGTAAAAATGATGAAGTAACTTTATATTTTAGAGGAGTAATTAGGCCAATTCATAATGGTAATCAGTTGTTTAATGTGTCTTTCGCTTATCAGAATACAATAGACATAGTAAATCAGTTACCAGCTAGTTTTCCAGCAGGTACAGATATAAATGTTAACGCTATTAAAACTGGTTCAGCTGGAACAGGTAGGATTTCAATAGCTTTCGAGTTAGAGGTTAGAGACTTATAAAATGGTACAATATAAAACTTATATAGAAACAGGAAATACTTTTGATGAGGGTATTATAAGAGAAATAGATTTAACAACTGACATTGACGGAGATAGACACAACATAACTATTATCTGTGATAAAGGTGGTATGAATATTCAATTTATATTTGAAAACTTAGATTCTTATGGTGATATTTTACCCGTATTTGTAAATGAACAACTAAGTTTTGCCAAGGTTAAAAAACTGCAATTAACTTCTACTTCAAAAGATACTCAGTATAGAATCATAGGAGGTATAGCAAGTGGTATTTTATAGTAAGTCAGCTCATGCACATGAGTATATGATTCCTATATGGGCTGAAGAAAATTCAACTTTAGGTAATGGTACTTATGAATGGGCATTTGGTAATGGAGCTGATAGTCCATCAAATAATGGTCTTACTATATATGTACCATTAGAGTACTTATGCGAAATTGTAGCAATGACGTCAACAACAAACACTGCATCTGGTTCAAGTGTTATTGAAGCTAATATTAATGGAGTGTTACAAGGAGATTTATGTAATGTTACAACTTCAGGAAGAAGTGGAGTTAATGATTCGTTTACACCTGTTGCTATAGTTTCTGGAGATAGAATCACATTTAGAACAACTACTGCTGGAACTAATTCAACTCCAAACACTGTTACAGCATGGCTGAGGTATTACAAATGATAAGAATAGAAAGAACAAACAAAATAGATAGCAACGGAAGCATTCAAATGAATGGTAAGCTACTAAAAGTAGTAGTTATTACTAAAGAGAAGTTGAGTCATGTTAGAGTTAAGTTGTCAAGTGCTTCAGGTGAAGTAATTGTAGATGATAATTTAGACCATGATAAGTTAAGAACTGTGTTTTATCCAAGATGCGTAGTGAGTCTTGATCAGTATAGTTCTAACTTAGACTATTACTACCTTGCTGAGTCAATTAAGGTTGAATTGGAAGGCCTGGGTAATGATTTTATTGATGATATAATATTCTACTTAGAATAATTATATTTATAAATCCTAGATACACTATACTAATTACAAGTGGGTAACTTACATGGCTAAAGGCGTTTTCAAAATTCATATCGATCCAGATTCATTTGATGAAGCTGTAAACGAAAAAATGGATGAGATCGCTGATGACATCTTTGCAAATTCACAACGTAACATTGTCGACTTTAAAATCGTCGATGAAGGTACACTATTAAAAACAGCGAATATAAATCGATACTTTTTACATAAGGAAATTGTTTACCAAGTCCCGTATGCTGATGAGATCGAATTTGGTAGATTACCAGGTTCACAACCTCCATTAGAGCCTATAAAGGATTGGGTAAGACGTAAACAAATTGCTACTGAAGAAAAGGATATTAATAGAATCGCATGGGCGATTGTGAAAGACATTAAAGAGAATGGTAAAACACCAAGACCTTTCTTGTCTCCAGCAATTGAACAGGTGAGGTCAAAAAGAAAATAAAATGGTTAAAGAAGATATACTAAAGAAGTCGTTTACATTCGACGGAATCAAATCAGATGAGATGAGAACTTTCACCTGTTGGGGATCTGTAGAGTGTACTGATCGACATGGTGAAATCATTCCAGCTGAAGAAGTCTATAAAGTTATGGATATTTGGATGGATAGAGGAGCACCAATTCAATTTAATCATACTAATCGTGGAGTTGGAAAGGGTCTTAATTGGCAACCATTAGAAAAGAATGGTAAACCTGGAGTACTTATCACAGCTAAGCTACATAAGCATTATGCTGAAGATGATACTGTATGGGACGTTCTTAAAAGTGGAGGTTACGAAGGCCTTTCAATTGGTGGGAAATCACATTCCAAAGAAGCCACAGACAAAGGAACTATCCTTAGAAACCTAATTGGTTACGAGTTCTCTTTAGTAGAGAGATGTGGTAATCAAGAGGCAACAATGGTTAATTTCAACGAAATGGCAAAAACTGAAGAAAAAATGGTTAAAGAAGATATGAAAAAAGAAGAGCCTGTAGTTTCAGAAGAGCAATCTGCTGAAGTTTCATTAGGTGATGTAATGGAAGCTGTTAATTCATTAGCAGCTAGAATGGATGTATTAGAATCTAATACGTCTGGAGAGCCTGCTGTAGACGCAGAGAAAGCTGAAGAAGAAACTGAAGAGCCTGCAGAGGAAGAAGAAGTTGAAAAGGAAGATGAAGTTGATTCTGACGAAGAGGAAGATGAAATGGCTAAGAAGTTAGCTAAAATGGAAAAATCAATCGCAACTTTAAAGAAATCACAAGCTGCTTATGTTATTAAAACAGAAGTACCTGAAGAGACTGAAGTTAAGAAAGAATCATTTGAATCTAAATTAGAAGCTAAAGTAGAAGAAATGAAAAAAGCAGGAAACATGAGTTTCTCTGAAGTATCAAAAATGATTGCACGAGAGAGTGAATCACAATTACAAAAGAAATTTAATTAAAATGGCAATAAAATTTAACACAATTCAAGATTTAGTTAGTGCAGCTTATGGACCTAATAGTTCAGAGTTAGCATCAACTGTAATGAAAGCAGACGCTCCAGTAATCTCAAGTACTACTGGTGTATATAATAGAATCTATGGTAAAATGACATGGGAACTATTAAACTTAGTTGGTAAAACAATCGCAGCTATTCCAAAGAACCCTATGAATAACACAGGATTCAGAGTAATCACTGCATTATCTGGAACTTTAGGAACAGGAGGAGTTGGTGAAAACGGTGCCTTACCTGATACTACTAAACCTACATGGGCTTTAGGAGCAATCAACTTAAAGGAAGTTGTACACACATTCGACATGTCAAATAGACAAGACTTATTAGATGATAACTCTGATGATACTATTGGATTTGCAGAATTAAGAGAATATATGTCTAAAGAACATGTAGCTCATATGAATAAGATGATTTTAGCGGATGCTAATACATTAGCTGGAAACAACTTAGAATCAATTGATAGAATTTGTTCGTCACAATCTGAAGAGTCTGCTTTATTAACTGCTGGTGATGCTGATATTTATGGATTTGATAGATCTGCAGGTACTGCTTTTGATGCATATGTAGACCACAACTCTGGTACTGATAGAGCTTTAACAGAAGCTATGGTTAGAACTGCAATTGATACAATTGATGAAAACTCTGGTGAAAGACCTAATGTTATTATTACTGGATTCGATACTGCAAGAGACTTAGACGCTTTAGTTAATACACAAACTAGATACCAAACAATGAGAGTTACTGTAGGAGTGAACGGAGTTCAAACTGCTGCTGGTAATGATGTTGGTTTAAGAGTTGCTGAATTTGATGGAATCCCTGTATTAAGAGATAAAGACGTTACTAAAGATACTAAATCAAGAATTTACTTCTTAAACACTAATTATTTATCTTTACAAACTAAATTACCTACTCAATATTTCGAATCTGCTTCATTCTTTGAAACTGATAAGTTAGGAAAAGAAGGTATGTATTATACTGCTGGAGAACTTGTATGTTATAGATTTAACTCACAAGGAAAAATTAGAGATTTATTATAATCTCACTTTTTTAAAATGGTACACTTAATTAATAAAAAACAGACTGCTGATGTAGTTGTTGTACAATTAGCTGACAACACGTCTGTTAA